CTCTATAAAGAGCAGGCGAAGCTCTACAGAGACATTCAAGATGCTCGGACCTTGGGCCTTTCAGACGCGAACATCCGTCGCAGTCTGGTGAAGGAGGCAGGCCTCGGTGGTCAGGAAGTCTCCGCCCTCATGCGCGGTCAGTTCTATCCGGGCTACGTAACGTCTCAGACTCTCGGAGAAATCCGGGCTCAAGCCAGAGCCGAGGGTATTGATCGGACAACGCCAGCGAGCCAGATTCCTATCCGGCAGTTGAACCAGTTGTCTCGATCTATGCGCGGGCAGGCGCTGATCCCGCAGCCCCCTGCCAAGCGCGCGACTCAGCCCTCTGAGCCTGCGCCAGCGGACATCGACCGCCTGTTTGATGTCCCGGCTGGCGGGGGAGGCGGGGGCAGCCGTTCAACACAAGGGGCGGCATTGCCGCCCCCCGCCTTCGATTCAGTGCCAGCACCCTCGGCACCACAGCTGCCGACGGCACCAGCGAATAGGACCTCCTTGTCTCCGAGCCTTCTCGGAGGGGACCTTGCGTCGCAGATGTCAAATATGGAAATTGCACAGCGCCTCGGGGGTTAGCCTTCAATTTCAATGCTCATCCCAACTTGAAGGCTCTGGCCTCCAAGAAGGATGACCATGTCGTTGGCATCCTCGAGGACCTCCTCGTAAAAGTCCATGTCCCCGGTGCACTGCGCAAGAACCAAGGCGTGATGGGTCATCTTCATGATGGCCTCTATCTGTTCCTCGGCCATGTCTTTCAGGCCAACCGTCTTTATGTCTTTCGGGATCATCCGACCTCTCCCCAGTTGTTTCCGAGTTCTTGGTCCACCTTGCTGGGAACTTTGAGAGACAACCCTTCCTCCATGATCTTGGTGATGCGGGTTGCCTGCTCGTCGGACTCCACGTTGAAGCACAATTCGTCATGCACCGTGAGGAGCGGGACCAGTCCCTCCTCGTAGCATTCTGCCATGGCGAGCTTGTTCTGATCGGCAGCGGAGCCTTGGATCACACGGTTCAAGGCTTTGTAGGTAAACGCCCGTCTCAGGCGACCCATCCCACCGTACTCGCGCTGCGCGTCATCGTACTTCATGGGCTTATTGTACCCGAAGGTCGCGGGTTCCCAAAGATCAAAGCGGCACAGGCGGCCAAGAATGGTGCGGATGCGGCCCTCTCTTTCGGCCCGGGCCGAGGCAAGAGTTGCCAGCTTCTTCACGAACGGCACCTTCTCTTGATACTCTGCCATGAGCGCCTTGGCCTGCACGTCGGACAGCCCAAGCTGGTTGGCCAGCTTGCCTACGCCCATGCCATACATGATGCCGAGGTTGATGGTTTTGGCCGCCTTCCGGCTGATGCCTGCCATGTCTGCCACCATCTGGTGCAGGTCGGCATCCCCGCACTGGTACTCCTCGACGATGGACTTGACCAACGGATCGCGTTCCGTGTCAGGATGGCTGGCCGCGAAGTGCACCAAGAGCCGCGGTTCTTGGGACGAGTAGTCGAACGATCCCCACCTGCACCCATCCTCCGGGACAAAAAGTCCCCGGATTATTTTCTTGATGTAGGGGTCCCGGGCTGGGATTTGCTGGAGGTTCGGGTTCGAAGAAGAGAAGCGCCCGGTCACTGTGCCACCATCGTCGGAGCGGAGCTGGTGCATTTCGCAGTGGATGCGTCCGTTCTTCTGGTAGCGCAGGATCGAGTCGATGAACGTGCTGTCCGCCTTGTCCATCTCGCGCAGTGTGACGAGGGCCTTGGCCACCGGGTGCTCCATGGCCTGCAGGAATTGCTTGGTGAACGACGGCGCTCCGGCCTCGGTCCTTGGATACTCCAGCCCGAGGGCGTCGAACATCTTCTGCACCGAGGCGGCCGACCACGGATCGACCTTGACCCCGGACTCTTTGCCGATCCAGTCGGACATCTCGTTGGCTCTTTTGCGGAGCTCCTTCTTGGCCTGCTCCGCCTTGTCCAGATCGACCTTGACCCCGCGCATCCGCATCTCGATCACGGCGGGCAGGACCCTGTGCTCTAGCGTCAGGACGGACATCAGGCTTTGGTCCTCGAGCATGGGCTTGAAGCGCTCCCAGAGCTTGAGTGTCAGCACGGCGTCGGCCTCGGCGTAGACGCCCACATAGCGGGCGGGCAGCTTCCACATCTCCGACTTGGGGTCGATGCCCCACTCGGCCGCCGCCTGCCGCAGGACCTTTTCGTCCTTCCGCATGCCAAGGTAGTCCTTGCCCAAGAGGTCGAGGCGGTATGACATGCGATTCTCGTCCAAGAGCGGGGCGGACAGCATGGTGTCAATGATTGGGCCTTGAATATTAACACCCTCGGCCATGAGCCAGCCCGTATCGTAGCTGGCGTTGTGCATGACCTTGGTCATGTGAGGCGTGGCCAGTTGCTTCTGCAGCCAGCGCAGCGTCAGCTTCTTGTCGAGGTTCGGCCCGTTGGCATGGGCGATGGGGAAGTAGCCAGAGAAGTCCCCTGCCGCGACGGCGATGCCGATGATCTCGCCGTTCTTGGTTGCCCAGCCGGGCCCCATCTCCGTCAGTTGCGGGTCCCTCGTTTCAAGGTCGATTGCCATCAGCGTGTGACGCGTCAGGTCAGGGAACTCGGAGGGCATGAACCACTCGACGTCCGGGTTGGACAGGTCCATCTTCAGCAGGAAGTCGTCCGTGCTGACGTCGAAGCGATCCTTGGTCACTGTGCACACTCCCCTGCGATGGCGGCGTATGCGGCCGCATCAATGTAGTTGTCTTCGTGGTATCCGCCAACAAAAGACCGGGCGGACTTGAGCAGAACCATCATCCACGCCACGTCCTCGGCCTCGACCGTGACGGGCGTTCCGTTGCGCTGCGTTAGGTAGGTCTGCCAAAACTCGGCGATGTTCGTCAGGTTGTCTTTGACGGGTCCGTAGGAGTCCTGCCGCTCGCCGCCAGTCACCTCGGCGGCGCGCTTCAGGATTTGGATTCGCTTAGGATCAGAGGACATAGCGGTATTCCTTGTCGGTGTGTACGAAGACGAGGTTCTTTTTCGCACGACTTCCACAGACGTACATGACCCTGTGCTCGTCGTCAGGGAACTGGGTATTGACGCATGCCTTGGTCGAGGACAGATCAACTGCGACGTTGTCCTCCTCGCCGCCCTTGGCGGCATGCCCCGTCGATAGTTTGATCCGCGGCTCCCCGGAGATGTCCTCCCCCCGGCGCTCGAGACTGCGGATGTAGTCGGCGTCGTATGCCCCAAGGTTCAAGACCCGAAGCGCATCGACACCAAGATCGGCGATCATCCCCGCCGACGATACTAGATTATCGTATCCGTAGAGACCTTCGGGGTTGAAGGCCTCCAGCAACTTGCCTGACCCACGCTTCAGTGCTGCAGCATCCCCTTGCTTTGGCAGCAACTCGTACAGGTCTTTGATCGCGCCGACTGGGAGAAGCTCCCCCTTCTGCAGCCTGCGCCAGTTTTGAATTGCAGCGGCCAGCTTGGGGTCTACGGAGTTGCGGCCGTAGACCTTGAACATGTAGCCGTCCTGCCGCAGGCGCTGGGCCCAGTCCTGCACGTAGGAGTTTGTCCGAGCCAGAACCATCCACTTGCCCTCCCGCAGGTCAAGGTTCCGAGGGCCCATGACCCTGCTCACCGAACCCTCATGCTCGGCCGGGTAGAACTCCTTGGGCAGGCGGTCTCGAATGCGGCCGGAGATACCGATGCACGTCTCATAGACAGGGCGCGGCAGGCGGTAGCTCTGGGAAAGCACCTCGATGTTGCTCGAGCTTTCCATGAAGAGCTTAACCTTGACGCCAGCCCAGCGGTGGATTGCCTGATCGTCGTCTCCCGCATAGATTATCCGGTCGGCGCGTAGTGACAAGATACCTACCATCAGCCACTGCAAGGGCGTCAGGTCCTGTGCTTCGTCGACCACGAGGAGCTTGAGCCTCGGACCTTGGAGCTCTTGCACCACGACCTCGTTGATCATGTCCACGAAGGAGAACTTGTTGTACGTACTCTTGTACAACATGAGCTCCTGCTCGACCTTCCTGAGCATGGGCCACGACAGCGACCAGTCATTGGTCTCGGCAAACTCCCGCTCCAGCGGAAGGCACCGCATCAGCGCCCGCTCGATGATGGCGACATACTTGTCTCCCCCTACGGTCTGGGCAACGATCAGGCCGTCCCTTGCGGAGCGGTCATCGACGCCCTTGATGTCTAGGCCAAGGCTCTTGCCGAAGTCTTTCCAATCCGCCTGTGTCATGATCTGAGACGGCGCGATCCCGAGCAGGCGCAGGCCCATGGCATGCAGCGTCTGGAAGTACGGAAGGTCTTTTGGCGTGAGGTTAAACCTAGCACAGGCGCGAGACCTAGCTTCCTCCACCGACTTGCGGGTGAAGGAGACCATGGCAATCTCGTCAGGCCTCGTTCCCCGAGCCAGCTCCTGCTCCACCTCCCAGATCAGTCTGTGGGTTTTTCCGCACCCGGGGGGACCGAGCAACAGCTTTTTCCGTTCCGTGAAATTTGCCTCTTGGTCGCGCATAGAGCCACTCCTCAATCTCTTTTTTCGAGAACCGGGACACCGAGTTCTGATCCATCTCATCGCCAAGCGAATAGGGCTTCGGGAACTTGTCGTCCTTGATCCACTTGTACAGGGTTGATTCCGACAGGTTCAGCCATCGACACACGTCCACGGCCCTGAGCATTCGGTCGTCCTGCTCAGAAGGGAATACGGGCAGCTTCATCGTTCGTCTCCACTCTCATATCTACTTGCTCTTCTTTGTAGGCTGGGACCCACCAGACCCGCACTGTGGTCGTGCCCCCATCCTCTCTTCTCAAGCCCTGATGGCCATGGCAGGTGTTCCCGCCATTCAAGTCCTTGATGAAATTCTGCACCTGCACCCGGCTCACGTTGGTGAACCCGCGAAACTTCAGAAACTCCATCAAGCCTCCAAAGGTAAACTTCGTGAGGCCCTTGTCTGTCCAAGGTTTGCCCATCGCAACTTCCTCGGCCACCATGGCCCGGATGTTGCTGGTGCAATACTCCCGGATCAGGTCTTCGAACTGGCCACGCAGCGTCAACTCCGGCGGAGCCTCGAGGTGGATGGCGGTGTCGAGAAGACCGTTCACCACCTTGTTCCACTCGGCCGCCTTGATCGTGGGCGGCATGCGGTCAACCTGCTCGACGCATACGCTTTGGAAGGCGGTCTGGCTGGTCAGTTGCTGCGAGGTGATCTCGAGACGCTTGCCGTCGTAGTCGAGGAAGAACATCTTGGGTGACGAGTTGAGGATCGTCATCCCCGTCAGCTTCGGGAACTCAACCGATCCGCCACCGCCGATGCCAAACTTCCGAGTGCGGCACAGGTCCTTGTTGCAGAAGTTGCAGAGCGGCGTGGCCGTGCACTGGAAGCCGTAGTCCTTCTTGTCGTGCTGCTTCTGGATGTTGACCATCTCTTCGGCGGGCAACGGGGTCTCGCAGTAGCGGACGTTGCTCTCCTCAAGCATCCGCTTCCAGCCTTCCGGGCTGGCCTTCTTGTGCCCCACAGTCAGGCTGAACAGGGTGACGTTGCGGTACTGGTTGATCACCCCTTGCTGGATGATCTGCTCGAGGCAGGGCGGATAGTCCTTCAGGTCTTCCCGCTTCTCCACGTGCGGCGCAATCTCCAGCTTCGACAGCGGGACGCGCGTCGCCTCGACCTTGTCAAGAAACTCCTTAAGCGACATAGCCTCGCCCGTTTCCGACACGGCGTAGCGCACCGTCTCGTCGGCGTTGAAGTAGGGCGAGTTGATGAAGTTGCCCACGTCGCCACGGTCAAACAAAATCTTGTCCTGCTTCGGGAATATCTCCCGGCCAGCGTAGCCCAACAGAGCTGCCACCTCGGTCAGATATTCTCGGACCATGGCCGCTGGATACCACCCGTCCAAGAACAGGTATAGGTGCGCGCCGCCAGACTTCGAGCGGCACTGCACGAGCGGTAGCTTCTGGCTCTTGATACGAGCAGCCAGAGCCTTGTGGTCAAGGTCGTAGTCATCGATGTCGATGGCCCCGAACTTGCATTCGTTCTTGGAATTGATCGGGATCGACCCGACGCCCTGCTTCCCAGCAAGGTGCGCCTTGACGTGCTCCTCCGTCATCAACTCCCGTATGACATAGCTGTTTGCTTCTGCCTTGCCGTTTCTCGCAACTCGGCCCACGGTCGTTCGACCGTGCGCCAAGTCCGATCCTTCGAAGGCAAGCAGAAGACGTCTGGCAAGGGACATTGTCTTCTCCGGGCGCGGAAGGTGGGAGGGGGCTCACGCCCCCTCATACTCAAAACGGAATCGAGTCGCCGTCTCGAGCGCCACCGCCGTCGCCGTGGTTCTCTGCCTGTGCCTTGACCTCGCCGCGCATGACGCCGTCGCGGAAGGCTTTGCCCTCCATCAACAGCTCGCGGGTCTCAACCATCCCAACCTTCTCAATAGACCAGTTGTAGAAGTCACCCTTGTCGTTGGTCTCTTCCACAGTCTTCAAGCGCCACATAAATCCGAACACGGGCGGGGATTTGATTTCGCCCGTTTCCGGATGCCGCACCTTCAACTGGTTGATGTTTGTCTTCCAGCGGCGCGAGACCTTGAGCTGGGTAGACTTCATGTCGATCACGACAGGCTGGGTGATGCCGTCTTCCCCGACGATCAGGCAGAAGTGCTGGTCAGACTTCACCAGCTCGTTGCCATTCGGCAGGATTTCCTTCGAGCCATCACGCGAGGTGCGCTGCAGGATCGGATCGTTGGGGCCGATCTCGCCACGGAACCCGCCTCCCGAGGTGCGAGGAACAAACTCCAGATACTTCGTTGTCTGGAAGCAGGGCACCACGATAAGGCCCGTCTCCCCGGGCCACATCTCCCCGGTCAGCGTGTTGTACGCATCGCCTGCCGAAAGGCCTTCGATGTACTCGCCCTTCTTCTTGTTAAGTTGAGGCGACAGCGACTGTGCTACACGAACAAACGGGATTTGCATCTCCGACGAGTCGAACGATGTACCCTCTCCGGCCATGTCGAAGATGTCGTTCATCAAATCGGTAGACAGGGCGGTCTCTTTAGCTTTTGCCACAGCAGTGGTCATGATTATTTCCTCCGGATTTCAGCAGCGTTGACGACGTAGGCACCGAACAGGTCGAGGTCGATGGGCTTGCCATCCTCGACGCGCTCTTTGACAAACGCTTTCAACGTCATGGGGTGGATGTGGGTCTTCACGTCTGGGTCGAAGCCCTGCTCACGCAGGATGCCGACAGCGTTCTTGGCAGCGTTGTCTTCGCCACGTCCGAAGGACACCGTCACATCGTTCTTGATGATGTCGTCCAGACCA